AATCTGCGGGCAGTGTGCTACCAGCTGTCAGACTTACCGCCGCAGTTGCAGAAGCAGATAGTCTACCTGTCCAGGTACGAAAACGAAAAGAACTCAACCAATATGTCCCATTCCAAAACCACTCAGTCCCATCATCAGTCTTCCACCATCTATCGCCAATCACTAAAGCACTACCATCGACTCTTGTGGTAGGCTTGGATGTTTGATAGATGTGTTCCACCCCATTAATGCGTGTGCCGTTAGGGAGCAGACTAGAAGGAGAGCCGGCTTCTCCGCTAGAAGTCGCATCAAGCTTTCCGGTGAATGGGTTAAAGACGTATGGCATGGCTAGCTCTTGGTAACCGTTAATAGATTGCCCGAACCGTCATAGGTCATGGTCAGGGTTGCGACTGTTGTTCCTCCTGCCCCACCAACCTTGAAGACGGTTTCGGTTAGGTTTCCATCTGTCCAGGTATTGCTGAGGTAGTCATGGGGAGGAATTGTTAATGAACCATAGGTGGCAAAGACAGCATCAGATGCTGGTGCTACTGATAGGCTATTGGCGGTGGTTTTTATTCCCAGACTAGAGGGGAAAAGATCAATTAGGCTCGTTAGCCTTTGGGCAATTCGTTGTAGCCGCCCATTCAATCCAGAACTAGCCGTATCGCTAGCGGGGGACGTTTCGGTTAAATCCCCAATCCGAGTGTTGCCGGTGTCTTGATTAGCACTGGTGGCCGCTTGATCAGGCAAAGGCAAAGATGCAACACTAACCGGCTGAGTCGTTTGCCAGAATGTCCCACTAACAGGAACTGGGGCGGCCCGTAATTGGGTGTCGGTAAGGGGGGTTAGCCCAGTGTCAACCGTTAAGCCACCACCCAGAAGGGTTTCGATGCCGTCAATATGCCCAATGATAATACCTTGGTTGTCCGCTGTCGCCGCCCCACCCGGCAAGGGCAGAGAGGATGCGCTAACCAGTTGAATAGCGGGGAAGTTATTTACCGCAACAGTCCAAGCCCCGGATTGAATAGCCGAGAAGGTGGCGGGGAAGTTGCCGACGCTAACGGTGCCACTAACGGGGATAGTACCCGAGATGGTGGCGGTGATATTCTCTAGGGCCGCCAGGGATGCACTATCTAGTCCTACCACCGTCCCCGATGGCAAGGCATTAGTGACAACAAATGGGTCTTGGTTTGTCCCGCTCCCTGTTGCGGCAATATAAACGAGAGAAACGCCATCTGCTGAGACGGCAGGCAAATTAGACATTAGAACCCCCTCCCGAGGTAACTATGGCGCAAGGAAAGATTAAGGGTGAGATTAACCGGGAAGCTTTGATAGTATTCCGCCACAAAAGCCACAGACACAGCCATCTGGAACCAAGCCGCTGTTGCCTCCTGGGCCACGGTACGAGGGCCATTAGCCGGACGGAAGTAAACACCGCTAGCCTTAATCCGATTGAATAGACCCTTGAGGCGTTGAGCCAGGGCCAGGGCCGTCCCTGTGCCAGATGCGACGGGGGCGAATACGTTGACCTGGGCCACCCCATCCACCCAATCAAGCCCATCTAGAGACTGGTAGGAACCATCCCCAAAATTCACCCCACACCAAAGCCAATGGGTATTGTTGGGGGGAGTGGTCTGTTGGTTGCCGAAATAGACCGGCACATCAACAAACTCAGTGGCGATGCGTTGCTCAATGGTGCGGCGGATCAGTTGGAGGTCAGGTAGTGCCATTTAATGCCCTCGCTATTTGTTCCGCACGGTTAGGAATACCAGCGGCAATCAACTCCACCCAGCCCGCCGGGGCCTGTCTCGACCATCCCTCCGCTAGTCGTTGGGCATAGGGCAGAGAGTTGGTGATGTAGTAATCCTTGTCAGCGGTGATTTCCAGGGTATAGGGCGGGGCCTCTTGCCCATCGGGATAGGTGGTATCGTCTAACTCGTCCTCTGAGATGAGCCAATTAGCCCGGAAGCGGCCCGTATCTACGGGGGACTGTTCCTTGAGTTTGGCTTGGGTTTCTAGCACCACAGTAGAGACCAGAACGTTGGCGTTGTGGTGTAGTTTGGCTAGGATTTCGGTGATCTGTTGGCGGTTGTTGTCCATGGTTAGAAAATCCCCTCATCACCGTCTCCGACAATAACCGTCCATATCTTACTGTTACCAGCCCGCTTTGCCGCCAGATAGACCTCCTGGTTCCCCACTACTTCAAAACCCGCACGATTTTGTTTGACATAAACAGGTGCCCAATTTCTGTTTTCAGGATCTGCCTTTATTACCTTTTCATACTCTGCAATTCTCTTATTGGAAACTTTTGCACTTTTACCCAGATACACCTCATCTGAGTAAAGGTTCAATAATAAGTTTCTGTCTTGTGGCATATTTCCAGAGTAGTTAGATGGTGGTTTCTCTGCCTTTGCTGTCACCAGTTTTCTGTCCTTCATCTGTTCAATCTTCCCATAGGGACGGGCATTTTCATTGGCGATGACCACTCTAACCCTCCCGGTATTGGCTCTCTTGTTGGCCAAATAAACATCGTGCCCGGACACAATCTCAAATGCGCCTTTCTTGTCCTGTATGGCCAATGCAGTTGATGGTAGATAAGGATCACCTTTGGATTGATACGCTTTTGCCATTTTGTCAACCTTACTCTTAGAGACCTCCACCGAACTAAGCGAATAAACCTCATCTTGATAAAGATATAGTGCTGTGCCCTCGTCCTGTTTCATTGGGTCTTCTACCTTCTTAGGCGGGGACTCAGCCGGAACCACATATACCCCAGACTTAGGTTTCGCAGATTCTTTGTCTTTGTCGGCACTGGTCTTTTTATCCGACTTAGCCGCTTGTTTTCTGACTTCGTTAAATTCTGCCTGGGTAATCGTCTGCCCCTGTGTGAAGGCATCGCCCCCTTGGGTCATCCCAATGGCTCTGGTGGTAATCCGACCACCCTTTCCAACTACTTTTACCCATGTCGCTTTATTTGGCCCTGCCATAGCTATCTCCTTACCTGACAACTAAAAATCGCACTCTGATCACCCGAGTAGAATTGCTGAATACTGATGATGTTGTGGGTGATGCCATCAAACACAATCTGGTCAGAGGGTTGGGGTTCAAAGGTCAGGTCAGCCGAGGCAATCAACACCTTGCGGTCTCCCACTTTAACCAAACCTTCTTGCAGTTCTCGGGCCTTGTAATCCTCGATAACAGCTTTGACAGCGTATTCCGTGACCGATTCGACACTGGTACCCGTCTGGATGTTGTAAGAGGGGGCACCCCGGCGGATCAGGGTGACAGTGGTGCCAAACTGTTTAATCAGCCGGGTTGCTACTTTGCGTAATGGCTTATCGAGGATTGCCATGGTTAGCTCACTTTGTAGAGGATGACAGAACCGGAGTTAACGGTCACGGAGGTAAAGCGGCCGAGTATTTTACCCCGTACCGGAATAGCGAGTGACGACAGATCCGGCGTGGAACCATTACCGATAGCTGTAACGCTAGAGTCAGCCAGGGCGTAGATACATCCAAAGTTCCCGGTATGGGTACCAGTGGTAGCTTGGACAAATCCAGCGTAGTTGTCATAACCCATAGTCCTTAATTCCTGTAGATGGAAATGTTCTGAGGGCTTGCCTTGAGACCCCGGAGATATTGGTCAACCAACGGGGGCAAGAGCCGCTGGTTTTGGGGTTGTACGGGTTGAACAGATAACGGGCCAACGGTGACGCTCTTGAATTGCTCCAGCCCGCCTAGGCTCAATGCTTCTGGCTCTGTGACCAGATACATCGCTAGGATGACAGTCGCCTTTTTGATTTCGTCTGGGATTTCGTCGTCGTCGTAGTAGTCCTGACGTAGAGAGAACAGATAACCCGCTTGGTAAGCCGGTTGATATTGGTCAGGTTTGCGAACGCCGACCCGTGGCCATTGGAGTGCTTGGGCGTTGCCGGTTTTGTTGCCAAAGAACCGCTCTCGGTCAAGTCGCCAGGTAGCGGTCACTAAAGCTCTGTTTTTGGTATCGGTGGTGGCGGAGTCCCAGTTGGTGGTCTCCTCCGTGGGCATCAGAGAGTCCACAATAGCTTGGGCATCATTCAGCGTCAGGTATGTGTTGCTGTTTGCCCCGCCCACCGTTGCGTCTAGGGTTACCGGCATCTTTCACCTCGTCAGCAGGAATGACAGGTTGAGGTTGTTGGGCCTCAGCCTGCCGTTTTCGGAGTCTATTGAAAGCAAATAACGCCATAGTTAAACGTCAGAGGTATTAACCCGGTAGAAGGTCACCGCAGGGGTGGAGGTGGAGGTCACAACGCCACGGAATTGGCCCACCTTACCGCTGGCAACGGTGGCAGTCCCGGTGATGGTGATGCCAGAACCAGCGGCAAAGGTGACGGTGTTGGAACCACCGCTATTGCGGATGATGAAGTCAAAGGCACTGCCAGCCTTGGCATTTTTCAATTCATCAATCAGAGCGGTTGCACTGGGAGAATTGAGGGTAACACCAGAAGCAGGAGCAGAGAGGATCAGACCGGCAACGGTCTCGGCGGCCGTTAGGGTGCCCGCTACGTCCTTGGTGGAGACAGCGGTATAACCAGTAAACGGCTCTTGCAAGTCAAAAATAGAGGCCATGGGTGGTATCTCCTAGAAGTTGCTAACGACAGTGGCACGAACCACGCCAATGTTTTTGGTCTCGTAGACCTTAGACCAGTTGCCGATGGTGGCAAGTTGGGCACGGGTGGGGTTGATGATGCTTTGGCTCACCCAGGACAGCCCCATGGGGTGATAGAGCCAGTGCATATCAATAGACATCGCATCTTCTTTGGCTAGGATGTCCCGGTCGGTTTCCGTCCGTTGGCCCTGCTGTTCTGCTTGACCGATAGCGCCATTGGTGAAGCCATAAACGGCATAATTGGTGCCATCGTTGGTCACATCGTCATCTACCACTAGGCGCAGACCGCAGAAGTAGGGGACGTTCTCAGAACCAGGGGAACCAAAAGCTCCCTGGTAGGACTGACCACCGAAGCTAGAAGCGGGAACAGATAGCGCATCCCCCGTAGCAACGAAGTCCACTAGCTTGCGTTCTTGCAGGTCGTAGTAGACAGCAGAATGAATGGCGATAGCAGAGAGTTTGTCACCGTGGTCGCCCAACAGGGAGCGCATTTTGGCAATGGTGCCAGCGGTCAGAGTAGCGGTACCACCGGGAATGTAGGAAAGGGTTTCCAGGGCCGCCCCAGTGTTAGAAGCCAGCCCACCAAAGGCACCTTCTAAAATCTTGAGCAGTTCTTTTTGTTGTTGGTTGGCGATGTACTCAGACACCCGCTCACCAATGGCGGCCATGGGGTCGGAACCTGCCGCTAGGGCCGCTAGGTCACGGGAAGCCCAAGCACGACCACGGTGCAACACAACGCCCACCTGAGAGTCAGCGGTGAGCTTACCAGGAGTAAAACTGGTGGTGTCGGTCATCACCTCTAGATCGCCATCGAGGTTAGCAACCCAGAAAGGCACGTTAACGAAATGACCACCTTCTTTCACCCCTTGCAGATTGGGGACGGATTGAATAATCCCAGAACGAATAAATTGGTTCTTGTAGGTGGACATCTCGGAAATGTAGGGATCCCAAATGTCAGGAACAATGATGTCTGCTAATCTTACGGTCATAAGCCCTCCGTGGGCTAAGGTTTTTCGTTCCTTTGGCACAGCCTACGGATGCGGTCACAGACCTATTTCTAGTCTAAGGCAAAAACTAATTCTTTGAAGGGTTGGCGGCGAAATACCAGCATGGGCAGGCCCTCTTCATTGTCCACAATCAGTTTTCCCCCATAGCTGGCATAGGCAAAACACCACCATTTCGTTAGATTAGTGCGGGCGTTGGGTTCAGCCCAAAACATTTTTAGGATGCTTTCAAAACTCTGATACCGGGATTGCATTAGGGCCCTTGTCGTCCTCATGTCCTTGACCGAGACCCGGACATAATCCCCAATTCGGTTCGTCCCACCCGGCAATCTCGGGGCCATGTAATCGGCATAGTCTCGGAAGGAAACCAGGGCATAATCCCCTAGCCCCTGTTCGTAGCAGTGGTTAATGAATCCCTGATTAGTGGGGAACAGTTTGGGATAGCATTCCTCAAAAGGTTCCCAGAAGCGGGAATGGTGGCCCTGTCCGATGGTGTGGACTTCCAGCCCCCGGTCTAAGGCCTTGGCCCTGAAATCCTCTAACTGCCGGATTTTATAGTCCGGGTGCTTGCGTTTGAGGGCATCATAGACCGTTAGCAGTCCGATAGCCTCTTGCCCTTTCTGGGGGATGCGAGAAACCTGATCCTTGTTGAGGTGGAGCAGTTCACACCAGATACCCCATGCCCCACGATCCGCTAGTTCCTGCAATAACAATTCCTCTTCTCCCCGTTCAAACCAATCTGGCTCGTAGGGGTTCACGCCAACAATGACATGGTGGCCCTTGTCTCGCAGGGTGGTGATTAGTTCCAGTCTGGACTGAATAGAAGGGGCCCCCGGCTCGATGCCTTTGCGTTTCTCCTCGTCCCACATAGCAATGGAGAGGTACCACACCGCTGGGGGGGAGCTTTCTAACACTTCATCTATGCCCCGGCCGCCTTTGGTCTGGTAGGACACGGGGATATTACAGCCCTGGAGCATTTCTAGCACGGGTAACACCTGCCGCCAATTGCTAGCGGCAAAGGGATCAACCCGGTTAGACGCAAGAACGGGATAGCCCTCTTGCAATAGTCTCGCTAGGTAGGTATCCCGCTCTTGATAGCTAGCCAAGAGGTTGATGCTGGCTTTGATGTCAGCCCGCCGGTTGGGTTGGTTTAGGTTTGCAAAGCAATAATGACAGGAATGCGAACAATAGTTAAAACTGACTTCTGTTGGTACTGGTGAAATTAGGAAATCCCCCCAGTATGGCGTGAAGGTATCTCCTGCCATTATGGATTTACCTCGTCCAGCAATTGCAGAAAGGCCTGTAAATCCCGCTTAATTCCTATCCCCTCTTTGTAGGCTTTCCAGCGTTGGAAGTCGTTAAACCCCAACACAATGGCTAGGGGATAACTGCCGCCAATGGAGGGCACAGGGCCAGCCTCGTCCTCCTCTTCCTCATCATCACCAGGGCCATAGTCACCTCCACCCCGGAATATCTGGGCGGGTTGATAGTCCGTCTGGGGTTTGTCGGGCACCTCCTCTCCTAGCAGGTTATCTATCTCCAGGTCAGAGAAGCCGGTTAACTCCAGGTCAAAACCTGCCATATCCAACTCCTCTAATTCCTGGGACAAGAGGTCAGCATCCCAATCGGCCCAATTAGCGGAACGGTTGGCCAACAGTCGGAAGGCCTTTACCTGCTCTGATGTGAGTTCATCAGCCAGGACGACGGGCACCTGGGCCAATTCCATCTGTATGGCGGCTTTTAGGCGTAGGTGGCCATCTACCACCGTGCCATCGGACTGCACTACCACCGGCATCCTAAACCCAAACTCAGCGATAGAGGCGATCATCTTGTCCACCACTGCATCATTCTGGCGGGGGTTGCGCTCGTAGGGTTTGAATCGGTCTAGTGTCCAGTGTTCTAGCTTCATAGGATGCGATCTAGGCAGTAGGTAAACAGCAAAAAGATGGAAACGAGCAGGAGCATGACAGCGAATAGTTCCAGCATAGAAAAAACCCGCCGTAGCGGGCTATTGAGGTCACATCGACTGGGCTTCTGCTTTGAGGCGGTCATATTCAGCCCGATTGTTTTTATAGAGCTTGGCTTGCTCGGTTAGATTCCAGGTTCCCTTAGCAAAGGGGTTGTTGCCACTGCTAGCCACGGTGCCGCTATTGGGGGCCGGAGGGGCACCAGACCCACGCATCCCACTAGAGCGGAAATGGTGGGCATACTCGTCATTTTTCTTTAAGGATTCGATGTACTCTTTGACCGGGATCTCTCGGTAGCCATCCACTACCACGGGTTCCCGTCCCTCATTGAGTTTGAGTTGGGATTTGGTCAGGGCCAGCAGTTGCTTAGGAGCGATCACCCCAGCCCTGGCGTATTCGTCGAGGACTCGGTTATCGAGTTGGAGGGTTTGCAGTTCCCGTTCCCGCTCCTCGGCTTTTTTGGCAAGCTCCTCTTTTTCCTGTTTTAGGAGGTCTTCCCTTTCTTGTAGTTGTCGCCGGAAGTCTTCCCTTTCTTTTTCGAGCCTTTTCCGCTCTTTTTCGAGGGCATCGGCATATTTTCCTTGGGATTCGAGTTCTTCACGTTCCTTGTCCTCTTTGAATTTGATTAGGGATTCAATGTCTAGGTCTTGGTATTTGCGGTAACGCTCAGCGTCGGCCCTGCGTTCTGCAATCAGTTCGTCTCGTTTGGAGAGTAGTTTGGCCTTCTCCTCTTCCAGGGTGCCGATCTTGCTCTCTAGGGTGGAAATAACTGCCTTTGCTTCCTCTAAAGTTTCCATAATTGCTTCAAATAGACTCAGCCCTAGTCTAGCAGTTTGTTCGGTGTACGATATAGCAAACGTCTATTGAACCTTATGCCTAAATTACTATTCTGCGGAGATGCCATGGCGGCTACCGGATTCGCCCGTGTAACGCATGGACTACTGGACAATCTGAGCCACGATTGGGACGTTCATGTGTTGGCTATAAACTACTACGGCGACCCCCACGGGCACCGTTACCGGCTCTATCCTGCCTACTCTGGGGGGGATGTCTATGGATTCGGACGAATGAAGGAATTAGTGCGGAAAATCCAGCCCGATATGGTGGTCATCCTGAACGACATCTGGATCTGCCGGAAACTAGCAGAGCAGATTCCCGAGGACTACGATGGTCGGATTATCCTCTATTTCCCCATTGACTCTAAGAACTTCTGCCAGCCCTTGGTGGAGAACCTAGAGCGGTATGAGCTAGTCACCTATACCCAATTTGCGGTCAATGTGTTGCGAGAGGCAGGGGTGACACAACCGATCAAGGTGTTGCCCCATGGGGTGGATACTAACGTCTTTTACCCGGTGAATAAGTCACAGGCTCGGCGGGTGGGCAAGGGAATCGGAGAGGAGGATTTTATTGTCCTCAACCCCAACAGGAATCAGCCCCGAAAGCGCATAGACCTCACCATCCAGGGTTTCTGTCGGTTCGCCGCTGATAAACCCGATGCCCGCCTGTATCTACACATGGGCAAAAAGGATTTGGGGTGGGATATTGAAATGCTGTTCACAATGGAGGCCCAGCGGCATGGCTTTGACCCCAAGGGCCGCCTTATCACCAGCGGAGATCTAGACGTAGGAGCAGGGGGCCTGCCCGTGGACATTCTCAATGCGGTGTATAACGTGGCAGACTGCCATATCAATACCAGTGAGGGGGAGGGGTGGGGGCTTACCAGCCATGAGGGTGCCGCCTGTCGCATTCCTCAAATCGTCCCGGCTCACTCGGCCTGCCAGGAGTTGTTTTCAGATTGTGGGGTGATCATGCCCGTGGCCCAAGAGCGCTATGACATGGAAACTCTGCGGGTCTGGGGGGTGGTGTGGCCGGAATCTGTTACCCGTGCCCTGGATTGGGTTTACCACAACCGAGACCAATCCCAATCCCTGTCCACCAAAGCCTATTACAAACTAACCAACTACACCTGGGATAAGGTAGCCCAGCAGTTTGAAGCAATTCTGCTAGGATAGTCCTGCTGTTTCACACAGAAAGACGCGCAGTATTGGCGACCCCTGTTTAGGGGTTTTTTATTGTCTAACCTTACTCCAACCGACTAATTTCTTGTTTGCGCTCAAGCCTTGGCGTTTTTAGCATACGCCCCTTTTTACTACGGACAACCTCATATACATTTTCAAATTTATCCGCGCCTATAATCTTTCCATGTTCTGACTCAAGCCCCTTTATCACGTTGTCAATAGCCTCGCGGCTTCTCGTCTCAACGCTTAACGACTTGAATTTAAGCCCGCCTTTTGGCTTGATGCTTAACGTATAGGCATCAATTTCCCGATACCCAGTGTTACCAACTTGGTTGTCCCATATTGGCTTTTTCTGATAGACAAGCTCTACTTCTGTCCCATCCTTGTACTGAAACAAATTACTGTTACTGAATTGCGTAGCAGACTTAGATGGCGACGATTGCTTTTCTCTTAGTCGCCCAGCCCGTTTCTGGCGCAACTCATTAAACTCTGACTGAGTGATAACTTGCCCCTGGCTATACTGCCCGCCCCCGTCCTTGTTGGGAATCACCCGAGGGGTTAGCCCCGTCTTGGTTTTCACCTTGACCCATGTTCCAATACTTGGCCCTGCCATGTTGACCTTCCTATAAGTGATCTGTGTCGCATCAGCACTGCTTAGCGGAGGGCCACGGGCCTATTTCTAGTTTAGCCGTTGCAACTGGGCCAGGCTAATTTCAGACCCGTCAGAGCGCACCATCTCCGCCAGTGTTACCCGGCCATCTAGGAACAGTTTTGCTTTGCCCTTGCCCAGGATGGCTTGCACCTTCTCCGGTGGTTGAGCCTTTAGCCATTCTTCATAACTCAGGTCAGCCCGCACCTGTCCCCTGTCACTGGCCCTGGTTCCCGTCTCTGGCTCAGGGATTCCTAACCCCTTGTAATCAATAACCGGGGTGGTTGTACTACGGCAATTGAAATGGAGGGGCGGGGTTGGCCCTTCGCCATAGTTGAACACTTTGCGGTCTAAAGCCCTGCATTGGGCGGTAGTCCGACTGTCCAGGGTGGCAAGGTAGCGGTATTTTTTAGTAACGTGCTGGTTTGCCTGGTAGACCGCTTGATTGGCCGCATTAGCTACGTTCTGCACCGATGTCCTAACCAAGGTTCTAACCTGGGCGTTTTTGGCTTCCAGGGCCGCTCCTTTGCCCAGGAAAGTTCGGCCCTCTTGGTAGCGGATTTGGCCCACTAGCCGCCGGGTGATTTGGTCGGTGGTCTCGGATTGCATCAGCCCTAGCCTCACCTGTCGGTCAAACAGATCGGCACTGCCTTCAGTGATGGCCCGAAACCTTTTGATGATCGGTACGTTATCCATGGTACGGGCCAATTCTGTACCGAGGGGTGTCCGTAGGTTGATGGTGACGGGCATATCAGCCACAGCCTGAGCCATAGCTTCTGCTTTCTCTCTACCCAGGATCAGGGGAATGTCTGAGGGGTTCTGGGTGGCTAATAACCGGGCATAGTTGGGCGGCACCTCTACGGTGTTGATAACGACGCTGGAGGGGATGGTGTCAGCGGCTAGGGTTTGGCCAATGAGCCGTCCGTCAATGGTGCCCCCTTCGATAGCCAGGGCCATCTGTCGCTGAATGAAATCGGCCTGGGCTTCTGCCACCCCCTGCAATGCTTCCACCAATAGCGCCTCAGCCTCTGCCCCAGCGGTGGCGATACTCTGACGGGTCTGGAGCAGAAAGGCCCTGAGCCGTTGGGCATTGTAACTAGCCGGACTGCCGCCTTGCCCTAGGTCGATGGTGGCCAACTGTTTGACCGCATCAATGTAGGCATCGTTGAGCAGGGTGAGGAGCCGGTTACTAACGCCATTAGAGTAGCGGTTGAGGTAGATCTGCCGGGTGATGATGTTTTGGACTGGATCATCGCGGTTGACCATTGGTGTCCTCCGGTGGCATCATCTCAGCCTGAGCCTGTTGGCCCTCTAGGGCAATCTCCTGGGACTGCCGCTGTTGCTCGGCCTGCATCTCCATCTGTTGGGTCTGTTTCTCAACCAGGGATTGCTGGGTCATCTCAATCTCTTTCTCAACGTCAAACTCAGTGACACCGGCAAAAACGTCACCGTCTTGCAGGATTTCTAACAGGGTTTTGTGGGTAATGGCTTGAGATAGCCAGAGTTGCATATAGGCGTTAATTTCGGCGGGGTCTAAGCCAACGTCGATAAAGTCCCGATTAACTTTGGCGGTGCCAGCCTTCTCACCCAGATAAGCGGCATGGAACATCAGGCAGTTATCCAAACAATCCTCAAGTCCCTGGGCCAGAGTGTTCAGACCGGCATCCCCCTGGGAACGGTCAATGCGTTTGGCTTGGGCAGTCTCGGCCCCCATTTTTTGCCCCATGATAGCCGCCAACGATAGGGAGTTAATCTCATGCTCGATTTTGGCTAGTCTCTCAGCCTGGGCACTGAAGGAAGCACCTCCCGGCTCGATGTATTGAGCCTTGCCATCAGAGGGGAAATTGATGGCCTCGTTTGGCCCTACGCTCACCTCATCCACGGTATTAGGGAAGCCAAAGAACGCCAGCATGGGGACTGCTGAGATATGGAGCATCCAGTCTAGGTCTGACTGTAACTGAAAATGTTTTAGGTTCAAGTGTGCTATATCAAGCAATGGGGGACGGGATTCTAGCACCCTCACCTTATCGGCGTAGCAGATTGAGAAGGGGATGTACTCTAGAGACGTTGTACCCTCATCAGATAGGCGGTAGTCTCCACCCTCCTCCACCTGGGTATAAAGCCGCCATTTCCCCGGCTCTAGTACCCGAATCCTGTACAAGAATTTTTCGCCAAATTCGCCATCAGGCTCAGTAATGGACTCCCTTAACCGTACCTGGGTTAGTTGCTCCGCTCCTCCCTTGATGGTGGAACGCCAACCCAAGATGTCCTTCGGCTCGTACAAAACCCAATAAGGCCTGCGGTTGGCGGTCTTCTCTTCCGCCAGAGTGAGCAGGGGTTGATCCTCGGTAGGCATATCCACCAAAACGCCCGCATGACCGTAATAGACAGCGCACTCTAATAGCTTCTTGGTGAAGACCTGAAGATTATCTCCCAAAAGGTTAATATTATATGCGTGCTGAAGAAAGGTGTCGCTCACATCGTCTAGGGACACTTCTTTCCTTAGCACCAGCCCGGTAATCAACTGCTGGAGACGGACTAGGTAAGGGGAGAGGACTGAACGGTTTAGACGTGATTCATATGCACTGTCCCCCTCTCGCGGCTCTTGAGGGAGGAAGGTTTGCCTTTGTTGTCTCATCGCATGGGTTCCCCCGCGCAAAGAATCGATCAGCTTCCAGTGCTTGGACATATTCAAGTAGGCCCAGCACGGGTCTTCCGGTTTTGTAACCGCAACCGCCCTCGTTAGATAAGGGGCACGTTCAAACTGGTTGTAATACAAATCTTGGCTCATGGTGGCACGGATGGGGATTGGTCACTATGTCCAGTGTAGGCTATAGCAAACAGCGAACACTTACGTCGTTTGGTATGACCTCACTTTTGATTCAATAAAATCAACTACTTTTTGGTGGGGCATACTCGGAATAAAGCATTCTGTGTCGCCAGAAATGCTAAGCAAAGAAAACAGAAAGCTATCGTCAAACCTGTATTCTCTAAATTCCTTTAACACCGACTGCTCTATCTGGTGCGCATAACGCCCTATGTCTAACACCCATGTATATTTGGAGGTAATGAAAGCATGATCGCTACCGAACCTTTTTTTGATTGTTTTATTGGTTATGCCAATCTTCCAAAATGAAGCAAATGGCTTTTCAAACTTAAGGAAGTAAAGTAGCCCAGGCTTTGTTGGATCAAATCCATATTGAGCACACGATGGACACCCCTGCCCCATTAAATGGCTATTCGGTGCCTGCTCAAAAGCTCCGTGGGTTGGACAAATAATTTTTATTTTTGTTCTGTCGTTGATGTATGTACATTCTGAGTAGTCGTACTTTTTGGCATGGATTTTATTAACCCTCTCTATAAACTCTTCCGTGGTCGGAGATTTTATCCCAGCACATCCGGTACACCCATGTCCCCTCAAATGAGCAGTAGCCTTTTGCTCAAAGACTCCGTGAGTTGGGCAAATGATTTTTACTTTTGATAGTGCGCGGATATATACACACTTGGAATAATTGTACTTTTCACCGTGAACCTGCTTGGCTTTTTGGACAAATTCTTTTGTGTTTAATCGCTTTTTACCGCTACAAGCCGCACACCCATGCCCACTCAAGTGACTGCTTGGTACTTGCTCAAAAACTCCATGGATTGGACAAATGATTTTTACTTTTGTGGCGCTATTAACGTAGTGAGACACAGAATAATCATAGCTTTCGCCATGTACCTGCTTAGATTTTTTTACAAACTCTTTTGTGGTTAATTGCTTTTTGCCACCACACACAGAACACCCTTGTCCCATCAAATGAGAATTAGGCTTTTGCTCAAACATTCCGTGAGTTGGGCAAATAATTTTTACCTTTTTGTGAGCATCAACATATATGCACAGAGAATAATCATACTTATCTCCATGTAACCGTTTAGCTTTTTGGATAAACTCTTTTGTGTTTAATTGCTTGTTGCCACTACATACCGAACACGCTTGTCCCATCAAATGACAGTTTGGCCTTTGCTCAAACACGCCATGCTCTGGACAAATTATTTTTACCTTTGTCTTGTTATTGACGTATTCACTAAGAGAATAATCGTACTTGTCACCGTGGACTAACTGGGCATCTTGAATAAACTGCGCCCTTGTTTTAAGCTTAGGCATGTTGACCTCTCATACAGGTTGACCGCGCCTCCGAGTGTTACCAGCACTGCGGGGGCTTTAACATTATACCTAATAGAGCATAACTTTTGTCCCACTTCCTGCTCTTTGGTGGATAAAACTGTACTCCCTGTGGAGGAAATATCCCATCGCATCCCCCAAATGGTCTAAGCCATTGGACTTATCGGGCATTTCCTTATCGTCATAAGCCTGTTGCTCTAGGGTTTTGAGTAACTGGGGGCACTTGGTGGTATTGACCATGAATCGACGCTCCCCGGCCGCATTGAGAATCAAGGTATTAACAGTCAAGATGCGGTCTCGGATAGGTGGATTGGACTTAGGTGCGTTCACCTTCAGTCTTGCTTCCCTCAAAAGCTCGATGTCTGACTTGCTGGCATTGGTATGGGAGGCCGAGCCGGAAGCATCGGGATAGACCCAGATTTTGCCCTGGCGGAAATGCTCAGGGTACCGCTGTTTGATAGCGGCGATCATGGCGGCGGTGTCCCTTAACTTAGTGAACTCATCCACCGCCACAGGCCACATTCCACTTTTGATAAAGACGACGCTTGACATCTTGCCAATGTTGAAATCCATCCCAAGGTACAATTGATCATCTGCCAGGGCCACCCGGTCAGAGTGGTTGAGGGTACGGCTAAAGTCGGGATAGACCGCACTGGTATTAAGGTTTACAAACTCCCCGTTAATGTACGCTTCGATTAGTTCAGAGGGATAGTTGGCCCTCAGAGATTCAACATAATCAGGGGGCAGAAAATAATTGTCCGTCGTCTTTGCCCGGATGAGCCGCCGGTCTTCAGCCTCATTGGTGACAAAGATGTTGTACAACAGACCAAATCCCTCGGGAGTGGACACCACGCCAATCTGTCTCACCTTGCCTGTACGGATACGGCCCTGGATCAGATTCCAGGCCTTGTCTGCGCTCCCCTTATCGGCGGTGTCGATTTCATCCACTAGGGCAAAAGCGGCGTTGTCTCCCCGGATCCGGTTCCAGTTCTCAAAGGAACGGAGGTATAGGGTCGAGGTAAAGCCATCGAAATACAGCTTTACTTCGGGCAGTGGAGACAGTTTTAGCTCATAGGCCACACCCCAATCCTGAAAGCGGTTAGTCATCTCTGGGACGATCAGGGTGCGGATCATGGTGTTGTTAGGCTCTAGCACCAACCCCAAACAGCCTGGGTTAGCTATAGCCAGTAACACGGCCTTGCCCACCAGGCATCGAGTCTTCCCGGCCCCGAACCCTGCCACCAGTCCAAGAATGCGGTGGCTCACATCGTCTAAAAATTCCTTTTGGTGGGGGAGGTGGAGGTCTTCCCGCACAGTGCGCTCGATGTCTTCAGCCTTGGGGAATTGGGGAGCATGGGCCTGTTGTTGTCGTTCCTCATGGCCCTGGATGGTGAACAGGTCATCAAAGGCCCTGGATAGGGTCGAATCAGTATAGCCCCTAGCCATCCTCGTTTTGCAGACGCTCTAGGAGTTTGTCAACCGCCAGGGCCTTGGCCCAGAGGTCGGCTACAGGCATTAATGACCGGACGATATTGGCCGCCTTGTTGGCATCATCGAGGGTGAGAATGGACTCATTTTTCTCCATGAAATCCATAATTTGTTTGACGCAGGTAGCCGAGGACTTGAATGCGGCCTTACCAACTTGGAGATGATTCCTGCGAAATTCGCTCAGTTGTTCTCTGTACTCTTTTTGGCGGGATTTTATCGCCTCTTTTTGCATAAGGTAGTCCTGGTCTGTATCCCAGGCGGACACCCTCTCCATCCAGTTGTACTTCACTGACCACCGTGCCACAACCGTTGTGGCTTTGTTTAACTGCTCTCCAAGGTCTCGGAGGGAGCGTTCTACACCCATGTCACGATAGGCACAAAACGCATCGTAGGCTTTTACTGTTTCTCCAGGTAAGCGGTCGTAGATCGCCATATTGTTTTTTGTAGGTTACAGAATAATTTTCATTTAGGGCAGTGGGGTCGAGGTTACGATAAGAGACAGGAGGCAATTACCAATGAACAAATCCACCTTAATTTTGGCACAAACCCAGCCTCAGTCGTCGATGGTGAGCGTTGAGCCGGGTTTGCTTATGGTGGGGGGCATCCTGTTTTCAGTGATTGCCACCACCGTCACCGTCTCATTTTTCCTGTCGGGCCTCAAACAAGCCATATCCGAGGTGAACGCTAGGATCAACCAGATTGCCATTGAGAACAAGGCATCAAACGATCAGATTATCTTAAGAATCACCTTAAAGGAGGAGTCGGTTAAAACCCTCGAAAAAAAGTTAGAGCGGCTCCAGGGAGATCTGTTGTCGTTAATGAACTTCATCAATCAAGAGATGAAATACACAAGCTCCCATAGATTCCAACCCAGACCGGAGGAGGACTGATGAAGTTTACTGAATTACCGGCTATTGGCAAGGCTGTTTTGCTAGAGAGCCTAACCATGGCTCAACTGAGAGAATTACAACAGGCCTTGCATCACCTTGGTTACCCCGTGGGGCCAATTGATGGGTTATATGGCCCTCGGACTAAAACGGCGTGGTCTGAGTTCAAGTTTGATGAGTATCAGGGCAACGTGGATGAGATTGGCCCTGGGTCTATCCGGTTGCTGGCGGAACGGGTCAGCAAGCGGGATGGCGTAGTCCACGATTTCAGCACCAAGGATGGGACAATCAAGGCAATTGCTTGGGAGTGTGCCGATCAGGGGCTACCACTGCGGTCTCAGATCGCCTATGTCATTGCCACCGTACAACATGAGACTGGCAACACCTTCAAGCCCATTGCGGAGTGGGGCAAGGGCAAGGGGAGGAGTTATGGCCGCCCTGACCCAGTGACCGGCAAGACCTACTATGGGCGGGGATATGTCCAACTGACTTGGAAGACCAATTATCAGAAGTACAGCAACATCCTAGGGGTGGACTTGGTGAACAATCCAGACCTAGCTATGGAGCCAAACGTCAGCCTGTTTATCCTGGTGCATGGATTTAAGACGGGTGCCTTTACGGGCCGCAAATTAACGGATTACGTCAACACCAGAACCACCGACTTTGTAAATGCTCGGCGTTGTATCAATGGCATGGACAAGGCGCAACATATCGCCAATCTAGCCCGCTCTTGGTTGCCCAAGGTATTTTGAAGCCTACAAACAACAAAAGCCCCCGGAGGGGCTTGTGAACTAAGGAGGGAAACAGTGGAAAATGCTTACTTAGAATATAGCACCGTTGACGATGGCTACTTGCAGGCTATCGAGGTAGGTCAGAAGCTCCGATAGTTCGCAAGTGTTGGGGTTTTTCTCAAACGATGGGGACTCTACGCCTAGGCTAGTAGCGTAGGCTGTAGCGTTGGCGATACGCGCAAGGGTTTTTTCCCGTGCATCTTTTTTCCACAGGTCAGAGAAGGGGTCGGCACCGTAGTAGAGTGCCTCTAGGGCAATGGGCCGGTCTTCCACCATAACCCGGACGTTATCAGAAAGAGGCTGGGGACGGAGGGGAATCACACTGTACTCTGTCTCAAGCTTCTCGCCTGTTTTCATGATTTTGATTGAGTAATCCCGTGGGTCTCCCCATTCCTCGTCCTGATAGAGGTCAATGATGGCTTTCTGTAGACTGGCCTGGGTGATTTCCAGAATAGCTACAGTGTCAGCGGCAAAATTGTAAACCGACAAACACCAGAAATGTTTTAGTTTCTCAGGATTGCCCCATTGGTTCACTTGGCGCATATCGTAGGGCTTGTAGGTGGGCTGGGATGGCAGACGGATCGGTTTGTCCTCGGTTGACCAATAGAGCCATCCGGTGATGGGGGCCGAGAGGATGCGAACTTTGTTCTCCCCTGGCAGGAGTTTCATGTAGGAACCACCGTTGCCGGTAGCTTGGGGGATTTCGTAGCTGGTGGGTAGGAAGCTCATGATTTAATTCTCCAGATTGTGTATTCGGTAACGGTGACACCATCCCAGCGGTTTTCGCAGTGGGCATGGACTAGCCCTAGTTGGGCCATTCTTTTCAGGACTTGTTGAAGCTGAACAACCGAGACATTGAGGTCACAGGCTAATTCAGTGTGGTCAATTCCCTCTGGGGGGATGTGTTGCAGGATTTGGGCAAAGGTAAAAGGGAATCGTTTTTGAACGTATTTAGCTGTCGGCATCGAAACGACTGGGGTCTAAGGGTTGGCGGCGGATCTCCTGGCATTTGGATTTGAGCCATAGTCGGCGTTGGGCAATCTGCCGGAGGTGCTGTTCTTTCTCTCCGCTGGTGTTGTCAGCGGTATAGCGAGAGTCGTAGTGTTCGTAGTTTCGTGGCATAGGCGTTAGATGTAAGGGTCTAGTTTTACGTCATCTCGGACGGGGATTAGCCTTTACTAGCCATGACCGTGGTATCGCCGTTGTAGCGGCCTGTTTGGCCATAGTGCCGATTGGGAACTTCGGTTTGGTAGAAAATTACCTGTCCGATTTTTAGCCCTGGGTAGAGCGGGAGGGATGAGAAGCAGAGATTGTTTACCAACTCAAGGGTTAGCTTGCTTCCATGCCAGCCATTGTCCATCCATACAGCAAGTGCCTGATCTAGCCCTTCTCTTGCCCTGGAAGACTTCAGACGAAACTCTGCACAGATGTCAATCGGGATATTGAATGTCTCCATTGAGGACACCAACAGGAACTCCTTAGGGCCAACCATGAAAGGGTTTTCTTTGGTGTAAGTCGTCAAGTCGATTTTTTTCCACCCGTGGGCCGTTTCAATGATTGCCGTTTCCCCAATGAGGATGTCCAGGGAGGCGGGGTTGAGGAGTGATGGGTCATAAGGGACGACCATGGACTGACTAAGGCAACGGTGGGCAATTTGGCGGTCAATGAGAATCAAAACGGCACTCCTGCAACTTCAACGAATAGGTTTTCAAAATTGGTGAACTCTTTGCCTGACTCACAGGCCATGAGGAGAGGTGGGTCGGTGTCTATGCCCCAGGAACATTCCTGGGACACCATCCAGAAATAAATCCAGCCTTCCTCCTCTTTGGGGGCCCCATTGGAGATATAAAACCAGGCCATGTCGCCCAATTGGGACTTGATCGCGTCTTTGTGCTTTTCAATCATTGGGCTTCTCCCCGCCATTTTCTTGGCGAAAACGTTTGAGCATTTCGGCTCGGCGGCGTTGAATCTCTGCATCCCGCAGATCTTGGTGGGTCGGAACGTCCCATGGGGTGCGGAATGGGTGGTCTTTTTTGGGTTTGGGTTTAGGCATGGAAACTCCTACAGGCAACCTGGATAGGTAAATCGGTGTTGGTCAATGTCTTCTAGGTAGTCGGAATAGAGATGGCTCCATTTGTCGTCCCGTTCGGGCTTTGTACACTCATGGCTGTCCCTCCCTTGCTCAATCCAGCAATATCGGCAGTACCCCTTTTTGTCTCCGTCTAACAGTCCGTACACCATCGGGGACTTCCTTTTGCAGTTTTTGCAAGTGGGCATTTTTTTTGCTGTCATGTCGCACATCCTTCCTCTGCCTTGTTCAGGGCCTCAATCAGATAGTCGGCGGCCTCGACAGCCCATTCAGCCGCTTCGTCGGGGGAATCTCCATCAGCAAGGAACCCTTGCAGGGCCATAGCCGCAAAGCATTCCCGCTTGGTCAGTCCAGTTTGTCCTTGCACAGTTGAGGACAACAAGGGAAATGCGAGATCGTTTGGGTTAGTCATAACTGGCTCTCGTAATTGAAAAGTTGGGCAAAAACAGGCACAGGGCCATCGGATGGCAATAGTCGTCGGGGGCGGCGATACCAGTATTCGTGGAGTATTACCCGTGAATTTTTATCGCCTTCACAAGCGATCCAGGTATCGCCTTGAAAAAAGATGAGATCGCCCGGTTGTAATTCAGAAATCTGCTTAATCACAGTCCACCTCCAACAGAGGCGATACCAGCGGCTACTGCGGCTTGCTGGGCCAGGGCCTTTTCCCGGTTTTCTCGCCAATATTTCACGGTGTCTAACCATTCCTGGCGACAGGCTTGGTGGAGGTCTTCACAGTCCCCCTCCTCAAGGAGGTTCAGGGCCTCTTTGTGGGGCGGGGTATAGCATCCCTTGCGGATACAGGCCACCATCGGATGGGTGGCTAGGTGGTACCCAGAACACATCTTGTTCATGTTGTGGGGAGTGACCGTCCCGGTGTCCTCACAACAGAAACAGTCCCATCTGGGGAAAAATATGCCCTTATCCGCTTCCGAGGGGTTGCTAAGGGGTTTTATCGTAATTTGTCTGAAAACTTGTTTTAGGGGCATTATCGTGCGGCTAATAAGGGTTGACCATTGGGGGAGGGTTGTTCAGTGTGCAGAATACTGAACGACTCAAGGAAAGCTTTCCGCAACCGAGGAAGCTCGTAATTGGTATCAGCGGTCTCTACGGCAATGCGGCCACCGATGGCCACCAGGGCCTTTTGACCCGCTTCGGAGATGGTGGGACGTTGCCCCCGGCTGGCGGCTTCCACAATGGCATCCCATTCCTTCTGGGCCAGTTGTTTTGGGTCGCCTTTGGCATAGGCGATCAGTTCCTTGGCAGAGGGGAAGTGAGTGTTATCAGTCAGGGCCTTATTGGCGGCAAGGACAAACTCTTCAGTCGTCAGGTGTTTTGACAAGTGTTCATAGAACAGTTCAAACACGGAATCATTGGGGTTGCGGTTAAATAGGCTCTTGAGGTTGGCCCATTGGGCGACAAACACGTTTAGGTCAATCTTTGCCATACTTTTTCTCCAGAATTTTCAGAAGGCGCTCTGCCTCGGTAATGGTGTCTCGATTGGCTTGGGTATTCAGTTCAGGGGGAAGCTGAGTACCCGTAATGCTCCTTTCAACCCAACGCTCATGGAGTTGAAGGATTTTGCCGTTGCTGGCGAAATTGTCAAAGGAAAGGTCTTTGCCTCGATACCAATCGTCAGCATTGGCGTAGCGGAGGGCATTGGCCAAGGCGACCAGAGCGTTATCGACACCTCCGCAGTCTCGGATTAACTGCTCAAACTTTTTCCGGCGGGCTGGGCTAACTGTGGTCAGAGACGCAAACGAGGCCGGCTTGTGTTGGTTGTAGCACTCACGAAACGCATCAAACCTGTCATTTTTCGCGCGCGCTCTCTCTTGCTCTGTAGAAATCTCTGTAGAAATCTTAGAAGAAGTCTTAGTAGTAATCTTATTATGTTTGCAGATTTCTACTTTAGGAGCGCAGATTTCGACTTCAGGAAAGCAGTTTTCGGCTTCAGGAATGCAGTTTTCTGCACTCAGATCGCTGTTTTCTGCACTCCGGTTGTACGAATTCTGCAACCAGTCGTTGACCACATCGGGGTTAAACAGAAAGTGCCTTGTGGTGTCCAGCTTCATCCGAGGGCTAACCATGGTCACAAAGCCAAGGGATACCAGGGTGGTGATTGCCTTGTTGATTGAGTGGCGCTTGAGTCCCGTTCTACGGCTGATGTCCTCGGTTGTGTGCCACTGGACAAGGGTTTCTATTTGTCCACCCTCTTTCCCGTGTTTTTTAGCCGTCTCGTTGTAACGGTGGACTTGCCCAAGAGACTCAAGTTTGATGTTGTGCCAATACTCGAAATAGCTAAGCATGATTGCACTTGAGATACACCCATCACAGGCTGTTAACTGCCATTGCCGATAAACTACCAGCGACTCGCTTGAGGGATGATCAATACAGGATGTCTTCATGGACTTACTTTTTGAAAAAGATTCTTTGCCCTGTTATTCTCCCCTTAACATCCTTGGTCAAGGTTCGCTCCACATAGCCAGCGTCCTCAAGTTCTTTCAGCGCTCCCATAATGGAACCTCGACCACAGTTAAATCGCTCTCTCAACTCATCAACCGTGAAAGGCACCCCCTCCTTATCCATCAAGATGTAATGTGCCACCGAGACAAGATAGAGATAAAGCCCAACAGCCTTAAGACCAAGCCTCGTATCTTTATGCAAATCACTCGATACATAAATCACTGGTTTAACTCCTTCATTTTCTTGAGGGTTGCCAGGGCCGCTTTAACAACTGCGTGTCTGGCAAATTCCGATGAGGTCTGTCCTACCGATTGGGCCGCTTCGTCTAGGAACTGCCGCTCCTTTTCGCCAAGCTTAAACCCAAACATTTTTCTTTGTGCCATTGGCTGTAATCCTTGTTTTTTGTATTGTACAAAATATGTGAGGAGTAAACAAGCGTTTAGGAATACTATTTGAGTAAACCAGGGAAATTAGGATGGTAAAT